CCCAGCCACAGGGAGGTGGCCTGATTAAGACGTTGCTTAACCCGATAGAGCACCTGAACCCGATCCGGTTCACCAAGAAGGTGCTGGCGGGAATCACAGGGCAACAGACTGCATCATCACCCTCGATTTCAACCGGCGAGTCTCCGAATAACGACGCAACAGGGCAAACTAACCGGGCGCGGCTCTACAAGGGGCGTCCGAATATTTACGGCCAATGTCGGGTATTCCCTGACCTGATTCAGCAGGCGCTGTTTGAGTTTATCGACAACAACAAATACATCACTGAGTGGTTTGAAGTCGGGTACGGGAAATACACCATATCATCGGTGCGCTACTCAGAATCGAACCTCGGCAGCCTGACTGGCGCCAGCTACCAGACGTTTGATCCTGGTGTGTCGATCGGGACCATCGATGTTGGGTACCAGTTTGACGACGTCGATAACGAAGAGGTGCCTGGCCTGAACGAGAGTGAGGATTTTCCGGCCCAGACCGCGACGACTACAGCGCCGACGGCGATGGTGATAGAGAGCAACCAGCTCAAGGCAACAGTGCTCTCGAACGATGATAACTTCACGTACTTCTCCGCGCTTGCCGTCCCGCACCCGGTTACGTTCGTGATTAATGCAACCTGGAACGCCGGCGGCAGCCCGGTAACTCGTAACGTGACCGGCAGCGGGAATATCGTTTATTCGGAAAGCTTTATCGGGACGGACACTCTGTCCTATACGACGTTCTATCTCGGTGACATGACGGGGGAGATCACCACACTGCCAGCTGACGCAACCATCAACCTGACGCTGTTCACTCTGAATGACCAGACGCCGCTGGTGATTGGCCCGTCGGTTTCACCATTGGTGTCTTCGCAGGTATGGGTTCACGTAATGGTGCAGCTCGGCGCGACGGCGGGAACTTCACGCTATCGGATCCGGTTCTGGAAAGTCGACGACAGTAACAACCAGATACCGGGCACTTCCGAGCAGTACGATTATTTCTTCGATAACGATTTTCAGGTAACTACGCGGTATTTTCGTACCTCGCACAAATACACGCCGGCGGCCGGCGCGGGGCGTTACGCGGTTACGATTGAGCGCCTCGATAACAGTAACGACGGCAATGTCGTCACGCTGATGGCGATTCATGCGGTCAATACTCGTACGAACGTCGTTTACCCGGAAGACACGATCGCCAGAGTGACCATCAAGGGGAGCAATAACAGCAACAGCAATCGCGAGCAGAAATACAACATGCTTGCCCAGCGCCACACCATCAGCTATGACAGGGCAACTGGTCTGATTGACTACACGCTGCGCCCGAGCCGTTCGTTCGCCGACGCCGCTCTGCATGAGTGGATCGTCATCGGCAAGCAGGACGTGTCGAGCATCGATGTCGCGACGCTGTACGCCATTGCTGACTCGATAACCGTTCCGGAGATGGGGTACTTCGATTACACCTTTTCTGACGAAAAGCTGTCTCTCGGCGAGCGCATCAAAACCATCTGCAATGTGGCCAGAGTCGACGGGAATAACATCGGCGATGTGCTGACGTTCTGGCGTGATGAGAAAGTTGTGAATCCGGATGCTGTTTTTGCGCGCTCAAACATGTTCTGGGATGAGTATAAAGTTTCCTGGCAGATGTCACTGCCCGGTGGCTACGACGGCGTCACGGTAGATTATGTTGACCCGCTCACCAATAAGAAGGCCTATATCTACCTGCAGATTGACCAGAGCGGGATTGTTGAGGTTGAGGACGCGACCATCAATGCGCTGCAGATCAGCCTGGACGGTTCCCGTAACAAGGCGCAGGCGGAGGACAGGGCGTGGCTTGAGGCGCGTCGTATTATGCTTTCGCGCGTCGGAATGACGGTGAAAGTGCTGGAATCGACGCAGGTTATCCGCGGTGCGGTGGTGCAGTGCCCGGACATGTACGACAACAAGCAGCAGAATGGCTATATCACTGGGCGCAGCGGGGATGTTTTCAGTACCTCTGAGCGCATCGATTTTACTCTCGGCGATATGTGGGTGGTGATGACCGACAGCCTCGGCAATTACCGCGGGCGCTGGCGGGCCTATCCGGTAAACGGCAAGCCCAAAGCATTTCAGGCTGCGGCCGATACCTTCGATCTGAACATTTATGACCGCAAAAATGTGCAAAACCCCAGCCGTTATTTCATTGCTACCGACTCGGAACTGAACTCCACAATCTGGCGCGTCGATAGCGCAAAACCCAACGGTGATGACACACAGACGTTATCACTGATCGAATATTCAGACTCAATTTACCCATAATCAACTTTCGCGCACATCATCAGATTCGTTTCTGAGGGTTTAGTGCGCCTATCAAGGGCGACATGCACAATGGCAGAAGTTCCACTCCCAACGCCGACGCAGGTTCCGGTACCGAGTACCGATATCCGTAATACGGTATTTGCAGGCGCGAAGCTTGACGAAGAAGTTACTGGCACCGGTGAATTCTATACTGACCGTCTTGGTGTAAAGCGCCTGACGAACACCGGAAGAAATAATCAATTCGATGCCGCGCAGCTGGACAGAGCTAATCGGTTTGAGCAATTCCTTCTGTCCTCCGGCTACGTTTTTCTTGGCGACTATGAGGATGGCCCATTCCAGTTCAGTGCCCGCAACCAGTACATTCGCTATGACAATCAGTATTACCGCCTGAATGCCACCACGGATGTCGGGTTTACGACGACCGGCACCGATGCAACCAGCTTTGCAAATGATGTGACTCACTTCGTTCTGATGGATGGCGATACTCTTCGCCAAAACCTGGGTTCAGGAGAAGGGTTTAATCTGGTTGGCCAGGTCTCATCGTTTCCTTCACTCCGAGAAGTTGTACCGG